CCGATGTGTGGGTCTAAAACTTTATATCCTTGTTCATTTACAGTTCCACCGAATACATCCCAAAGAAGTTCAATAACACCTTTATATTCTGGCTCTTCCGCTATTTCAAATGTATGAATTAAATCTTTATCGGTGTTTAATCCGCAAAGAATATCTACAGGGTCTCCTGAGTCAGGACGAATAACCAGTTTACCTTCACGAGACATAATTTCTTCCTTCAAAGTAACTACGTGTTCGGTACACACTTTCCATAAGTCCCAAGTGTCCGATACGACTGATAGGATCCCTGATGGGTAAGTATTTAATAATCTACGGAATGTTTCCACCTCATCTTCTTTACCACCTGCACACATTACAGAGTGTTCTGTCGCTGGAACTGATCCACACATAAACCCTTCATCCCCATAATATTTACGAGCCCCATAGATTGTTGGTAATGAATCGGTACCCCAGAATGATGTTAGGTGGCCCAACCCGGAACTAATTACCGCTTCAACACTATCCATACCTCTCATCGAGAAGTCGTGACCTTGCCAGTCAATAAATTGGTGATTTGATTTATCTGTCTTTAACATCCATTCAGTCAATACTTTTCGGTATTGGTGAGCAATTGTTGCCGATGTCATTGGTTTCCATAATAAATTTGAAAGGATTGTTTCCAAGTAATTTGTTACCCAATAGAAATCTGGATGAGTGTTATAGATTGTAAGTACCGGAACTTTAATTGGTGCCTTGGTTCCTTCTGGTAATGATTTAACATTGATCGGTAAATAACCCAAGTCGTGTAATCTTTCAAAGTGTGAAACATCATAGTCGGTCCCCAAATACATTGACAATTCTTGTTTCATTTCACGACACACCTCATCTTTTGGTTTGTCAAAGAAATCTTTTTGGAACATCTCGTGTAGTTGCATCATAACCATTTGTGTTCCGAATACCACAACTTCGTTACACCCTTTCGGTGCATACTTATTTGATCGTGGTGTAAAGTTTGAATATACTAAAGTTGTTCCTTCAGGATATTGTTTGTTGTGTGATGTTTTATAACCATCGGTTAATAATAAAGGATTCATAATTTTATTTTGTTAAAAGATAATACGTTAAAAATAATTGTATGTAGTGGAGGACCTGATCAAACCCAATAATGGTAAATGCTCCAAAATTAGGTATCGGACTTCCGTAGTGTTGGTCTGCAAACCTTTTACTAACAATTTTACTTGTAAAGTAGTCGGTGATTGTGTGGAAAACAAAAGTAATCACAGGAAATAACAACATCCATCCTGACCACCCTAAATCTTTGGCCGAGTATCCACCAAAATGATTCCCACATATTGCAAACACAAACATCACAAAATACCAAACCAATGAATATGTGATTGTATGTTTGAATAATGGTTTTAAACTTTTACTTTTATTGTTTGCCCATTCTTCGGCTTGGAAAATAAAATCGGCAACCCAATGGATAAAGACGATTGATAATACTACTATAAGTGACATTTTAAAATACGTTTAATTGTTTAACAAATGAATGAATTGTCTTGTGTCTTGATATCATATCTACAATTACCCCGTCTTGGATATCTTTTACACTATTAGTACAATAGATTCCATCAAGATGTTGTACCAAAAAGTCAAATCCTGAACTAAATATTCCGTGAGTAACAACAAGATAAATCTTAGCATCTGGTTTTTGTTCTTTAATTGCCTTGGCAAGTTCAATAAAGGTTCTTCCCCCATCACATATGTCGTCAACGATAACATACTTCATTTCATCACTATGATCTTCAATTGACGGAACTTCGGTTCTTAAAATCTTTCCGGTGTTCACATCTCTAACTTTACTGGCCGTAATAATTTTGTTTATTTTAAAAAAGGTTGCAACATCAAATACTTTTTTATAGGCTCCGGCATCTGGTGAAACTAAACAGATACGTTCCTGTGCATCGTTCTTATTATCAATTTCAGGTAGTGCCATTCTTAATAATTGGTAATTTGTATATTTCACAAAATTATTAATACACGCCTCCAAAACATCACTATGAGGATCCATAATTCTAACCTCATCAAAATTTTGTGAATTAATAATTGGTGCAATTACCGTTTTGATGTAATTAATACCACCTTCTTGGAATTTTCTATCACTTCTTCCACCAATACAATATGGTATGTAAAGATTCACTTTTTTAACACCAATTTCTTTTAATGCTTGGTTTGCACAGATTATAAGTTCAAGGTCTTGGAACGTGTTTAATCTTGATTTTATTATGATCGGTTTTTTTTGTTCTGCTAAACTATAATAGGTGTCATAGTTATACTCTACAATCCTAATTGATTGTTGTCCGTCCGGAAATCTACTTATCTCATAACTACAAGATAATACATCATCCGGATTTACTAAATTTAATGTTTCTGCCATTTTATTTTTTTATAAAGTTAATCATTATTTTTTTATATGTCAAAAAAAAACTCCGACTTTTTGTGTTGGAGTTCTATATTTTAGTGTTGTATGAAAATTATTATTTAATGTTCAAAAATGTTCCTGATCCACCGGCTACTGTTGTAGGAAGTTTCCCGTCCCAACTTTGTGCTTTCAAATATTCAACATAAAGAGGTGTTATTTCTTTTTGTTTTAATTTCATTGCCAAGGCCAAGGCTTGTGCGTCGATTATAACTTTTGCAGAATCACCACGAGCGATTGCGATTTTTTCTTGTGCTTCCGCCTCCGCAACTAACTTACGTTGCATCGCCGCCTGTGCCTCCTGAACCGCCTTTGTTTTAGATTCAATCGCCTGTTGTAATGCCTTTGGTGGTGTGATGTTAGTTCTTAACTGTGATACTTCAAACCATTTAGATAATCTTTTATTACACTCAGCAACAATAGCGGCCTCAAATTCTTCACGTTTATTAAAGATTGCATCCACTTCCCATTTATTAGCCACGTCATTTACTGAAGAGACAATTGCGTTCATTAACCATCCTTGTTCAATTTGTTTTATATCTAAACGTAAGTTCTCAAACATATTACCAATTGCTGTTGGTTTTAGTGAATAGTTAAAACTTGGTTTAATTGTTGCGGCAAATCCACCTTTTGTAATTACGGTCTGATCTTTATATTCAATATGTTGTTGGTATGTAGGAAACTCTAACATCTGTTCTGTCCAAGTATTGTATAATACCCACCCTGTTTTATATTCATAGCTTGACACACCTCTTTTGTCACCGGTTAAATTAACTTTAATCCCAACGTGTCCAGCATCTACTCTATCTAATGCGAATGGTTGGATGCTAGAGATTATAATGCCCAATACAAAAATACCAATTGGTTTAACTATCCACATAGTATTAAACATCTCTTTACTATCACCCCATCTGTCTGTTCCTGTTACATACATTCGGTCTCTTGTTGTAAATGCAATAAATCCTGCAATTACCAATCCTAAAATAAAAATTAAAGTACTAATCATTTTTTTCTTCTTTTTTAAATAAATTTATTGTTTCGTTGATTACATAAATAAGGGCTCCAACCAATCCAACGAAACTTAACAATTGGAGGAATCCATTAACTGGTCTACTGATGATATACTCACCAAATAATGATACGGTTGATATGAAAGCTAACCATATCACAGCTAATTTTAAATACTTCATTTCATTTTTCATAATTTTTAATCGTTAATAAAAACACAATCCTTAAATGGATAAACTTGTCCTGACCTTGAAGATATTACATCTAATTCAATGTTATAACCAATAATGTTTATTTTTTCAGCCTTAAAGTCTTCACCTTTTTTTGGTACTTTAAACTTTAATGGTTTATCAAATACTATCCCTTGCCTATATGATATTCTTTTAACCGTATCAGTCCATGTTGATAAACCATACTTCCCATTATGCCTAAACTTTCTACCGACAAATCTTGGAATATCGAAACTTTCATCTTCTACATCTTTCGATAATGGATTCTTTTCTCCTGTCAATTCTTCGTAGTAAGGGTTAAGTTCTCCAGTCTGTGGATCGTGTGTTGGTAT